CCACCAATCGCTTCTTTAAGGTCATCCCAATACGCCACAAGCGTACCAATCAACACAATGATAGCACCAATACCCGTAGCAATTAAGGCCCTCGAAAATCCTTTGGTAGCGTTGGTTGCTATGTTTGTAGCTACGGCATTTTCTTTTTGAGCCTTACCCAAAAACATCAACGAAAACGCACTATCTTTTTGAAGGATATTTGTGATAGCCGTTACCCCTTGAAGCAATGCCATTGCACCTTGCGTTTTCTTAATCGCTTCCTCAACCGCTTTATTTTCCGTACCAAACAAAGCCATCGCACCTTGTGCGGCTGCGAAACCGCCTGCAATCCCTTGCGCACCTTGGGCGAACGCATCCAACTTGAACGTATCGGATGATAAAGCCTTAATCGCATTCTTGGTATCCCCGATTTGGTCCTTAACCTCCCCTGCTCTTTGTTGTAATTTCCTAAACGCTTCTGAACCCGTTTGCCCCGAAGAGGCCATTTTGTTCAACTCGTTTTCAATCGAGCGAAGTTCCTGCTTTAAGTTCTTGAATTGCCCCGTGGCTTGGTCGGTTTCCGACTTAACTCGTAATACTATATCCTTTTCTACGTCTGCCATTATTCTGTTATTAGTTGTGGTTTAGGTTCGTCTGAAATAAATGCTCCCGTTCCGCTCGTTAATTCAAACACGGTAGGGGTAAATGGTGCTAAATCCAACACCTTTAAAAGTTCAACGCTTGTACTTTCGTCGCTATTTGCATCGTAATCGTTGACAGATAGCAAGTAAAACAAAGTGCCGTTAATATAAATCGGTTTGCGAAAGTCAAGGTTCAACACGTCAACGGGAGTAAGTTGTACGAATAACTTGACTTTCTTTGCGTCTTTGTCGGTGTATAGCTTGACGTAATCCAACCAAAAGCGGTTGAATAGGTTGTTATTGGTGTACCTATAAATCGCTCCGCTTGTTTCATCGGATTGATAGTACAACTCCCGTGGAATACCAAAACACAAATCGGTTGTTGGATTGTACGGATTATCCAAAGTTCCCGCATAAGGGTAACTTGTATATTCATTACCCTCGAAAACAAATTCGGTATCGCTTGGAAATGGAATGTACTCGTGGTAAAGGATTCGAAGGTTAGGGGTAACAGGCTTAACGTCCAACGTAACATCGCCACCGCTCGCAGTTCCTTTGCTATCGATATCATAATAGCGTGCGTAAATGCGTGGGCTTGGAGAAAATCCAACCATTACGCTATTGCCAAATCCAACGTCCTCGGATTGCTCACCATTGCTAAATTCGTTTGAACTAACGTACAACCGTGAACCGTAACTCGATTGATACGCACTTTGGTAACGCTTCTCAAAGTAACCGCCTGCATCCTTGTAATTGAACTTGTAAGTTTTAGGATTCATGTACCCACATGGAACTACCTCGTAACCTTTCTCCACATCCCATTTGGAAGTCCAATCAAGGTAGGTAGAAGTATCGTAAAAGTCGGAGAACGGTTCAATATAAAGTTTCTTCGGGTCGTACTTGTCCGGCATGATAAACAAGTTGAACATACGAACCAAGTACATTAAAAAGTCGGATTGCTTCACCTTTGGTACAATGGTTTCATTCATGTTCCAATCATCCCCAGGTTGCATTTTTGGTGTGCCTTCAATTTGATTAAGCCAATAAGATTCATTATTTATTCGGGTTACATCGGTAACATTTTGGGTAATTGAATAAACTACATCGTATTGATCACCTGCACTTGCAGTATCTTGAAGGAAAAAGCTTTGTGATTTTGTAGTATTTGCAGGCGTGTTAAATCCAAAAACAAGGTCAAAATTTGAACCAATTAAAACACCATTTTTTCTAATTCTACTTCTAACTAATACTTGACCAAGTGGCAATGTTCCACTTACGCAAGTTGCATTTACATTTACTTGAAAATTGTAAGTTCTATCAGATGGAGCGGTAAATTTGTAAGTAATTGGATTATATGAACCACCATTAAAATAAGGAGCGGGAGTATCTGTACCAAATTGATAAACCGTATTTGCAATAGTTCCCGTATATGTTAAATCAGTATTTTGACCAATATAAAACAAGTTTGTTTGCGCTTGTTCTTGGGTAATGTAAGGCACACCACTGACACCATACGGTACTATTAACTGCTTAAACCATTGCGAGGTAAGGAAGTCACTTTCATAAGTAAATCCCACACCGCTTACAATCTTATCAACGTACTTTTTTACGGATATTGCAGGGTAAAAATCTTCCGTGGTAAACACGTCCGCATAAGGACTTGGTGCTTGGGTACGTGTGAAACTCGCTTGCCCGTAATCGATTGCGGGGTAATAGTAATCGTTACCCGTACTGCCTACGGAATTAGTCCACGCATCGACAATATTAGGCGCATCCCATTCATGATTCAACTCGCTAAAATCTAAATCAGTCAACTCGCTATCGCCTAATTGCTTAAACAAGTTCACGTTCTCACCGTACAAACCGATTTCATACGTCTTAAATTGGCCGTCACTCTTAACCGCTAACAACTGCGCAATGCCGTTGAACACTTCAACACCATTCTGCAACACGTAAGCATTTACCCGAACGCTCGGATCAAATCCAATTACCCACTGATCGAATCGGTAAATCGAACCAAATACGTTATCGTTGTTTGGTGTGCCAGGAACTTCAATGGTTCTGCTAACCGTTCCTTTGCGTTCTACGGGGTTTTCTATGTCCGTAATGGAATAGGTTAAGCGAATGTCAATATCGTCGCTTAAATCCAATCTTTGCCCGTCAATGTAAAGTTCTGTTATCATAACGGCATCGCTTCATCAAAGGTAAATTTGTAAGTAATGGTTAACGTGTGCAACTGATCGAAGTCACGCTTCCAAACATTGTAGCTTGTATCGGTTACCAAAATAGGGACTAAGTATTCAACAACACCTTCGTCGGTATTAAAAGCTTTGCGTAACCAAAGACGGGGTGAGCGTACCATTTGCGCTAACCACTCAAATTCTTCATCGGTTAACCAATCACTTGAAACCGTGAACTCTTTATTGTAATCAACTTGTGCGTTGTACTTTGAAAAGTTAGTGTACCATCCATAAATACCATTATTTCCTTGAAAGCTATCAGTCAAATAAGGACGACTCGCTTCAACTCTTTGAATACTTTGCCTTTCTCGGTTAGGCTTGGTGAACACGTAACTATCAACCCCACCCAACTGGTTCTCAAAATGAACCTCGGTAAAGTCGTATCGAGGGCACTCATCGCTTAACCGTACAACGTATTCAATAGTTGCTTGGTTAATTCCTTCGTCTTGAAATCCAGTAACAGTATAGTAACCCGTGCCGAGGATATTCGGCGAAACAGGAAAATCAACATCGCCACTTTGAGAATCACTTGTTAAAGTTGAACTTAAATTGCGCACATCCAAAGGCATGAATGGAACGGCAATCATATTGAACTCGTTTTCCTCGGTCGATGCGTGTGACGTGTGGTTGATTGTTGGCATGTAATACTCACGAATCAACGCATTCTCGGAATCGTAATATTGATAGCGTATGTAATCAATGTTTGGTTCAAGTTCTTTACTGCAAAGGAAATAAAGGTTTCCGCTTTGATTGTACGTTACCGAAGCAACTGCCTTGGTTGATTGTGGGCGGTTGGTTAATGGTAATTTAAAATCTACCGCATCGCTATCTATCCAATAATTAGTTTTGAAGTATGGAAATTGCGCAAAGTCAAAAACAGTCCAAGCCCCGTTGTAAATGATAGCCGTTTCCGCATCGGTTGGAGCAGAACTTCCACCCGTATACTCTTCGTCAAATTCAACGTCGAACTCAACGTATTGAGAAGGGCATCCAAAACTTTCGGAAGCTACAATACTACCATCTGCAATTCGTGGGGTAACTTCAAAGTAACCTCGCACGATTTCCTGAAAGTTGAACCTTCCACGATTGCTATTCGTCACGCTCGGTACAGTTTTCAACTTTGCCACCAAGTTTCCATTTATAGAAACATTTGCCACATATCGGAAGTTCGGTTCGGTCTTATTATCACTATCAACCACGTACACCAACGGATTTCCCGCAGGTGAATACCTTGGTTCAGCTACTTGGGTTATTATTGTTATTGCCATATCATTTAAAAATCACTGCTGTCATCGCTTGGGCGGTAAATTCTGCAACCCTTTGCGCTAAATCATTTAATCGGTTTTCGGTGAGCGTTGGTTGAACGAATGGGTGTGCATACGTTCCCTTTTTGTAAATGCTTCGACGTACACGTGAAGCCAAAGAATAAACATCTTTTTGACCGCTCGCCATAGCTTTGAATTGTACCCATTTAACCATATCCTCAAACCTTGGGTATTCCTTAACGGTAAATGGTGAATTAGGTGCTTTCGAACTGCTTTCAGTACCTTTTTGCCCGTACTCCAACGTCTTCCAGTACGCAGGTGCTTCGATTTCAACTTCGTAACCTTTGCCAAACCGTTTGATCGGTGCAACGATTAATGACTGTTGTAAGTTACCCGTCGCACGGCTTTTGTTTGCATCAATCTGCTTTCTGAAAAGTTCGATCTGCTCATTACACCAATCAACGATTTCCTTTTCAACACCTTCAAAAGCTTGGTCAACGTCGTTAGTGCCAAACCCACCAACCGCAGGATTGAACGCACCACTCACATCGTTAAACTCGATAAATGCCATACTTATTAAATGGGAAATCCTAAAAAGTTACCCATTCGCTCTGCGCTTTATTTCAAACGCTTCATGCTTGCTTTTCTCAACTTGGTAACTCGCATAGTTCAAGAACTCAATCGCAGGAAGTTCAAAGACCTCATTCCATTTTAGAACGTCGCTACCTGCTAACCTATCAATCACGACAATCCAACCGTATCGCTCGGTGAATCCTGTTCCAATGTCAGGCCGTCCATCTCCGCCTTCAACGTCTGAATTTCCTTGTCCAAATAGGTTGGCAAATCTTCGAGCAACCTCACCCAACTGGCCAAAAAAAAAGCAGACAAACCCAATGCTTCAACCGCTAACATCTTTTCCTTCACTAACGTAGCACGCTTTGCATGGTCTTTTCCGTTGTACTTTTTAGGTAACCAACCAAACTTGGTTTCACGTAGTAACGATGCAACGCACAAATGCAAGTTCTTTACTCCGTCCTCTTTCGTCTTATTCCACTCGCTTATTTCCACGAATTGCGCCGTGTTGATTTCGTCAAAGAATCGGGTAACGTAGTAACGCTTGCCGTCAATCTTTACGAATGATTTGAACGGTTTAAACGGTTCTTTCTCTAACTGCTTTGCGATGGCTTCGTATCGCTTCCGTAAGTCGATCAATGGGTAGTTATCCACCGCATCGAAACCGTTACCTTCCACGATTGCTACAACCGAGCGCATATACTCCCACCCTTCGAGGTGGTCAAGGTCGGCTAAAAGTTGGTACTGACCAACGGTTAATTTTTTCCAAATGTTATTGTATTGCATATTTTCCTCTATTTTTCTCTGCTAATTTATTTAACGCCAAATATCTTAAAGCATCCATGCCGTGATTGAATGAATCGATGGGTACGTTGGTGGCGTTCCCGTCCTTTTCCTTCCATTTGTAAGCGTTCAATTCTTTGAGTAGATTAGTTGATCGGTTTGTTACGTTAAGCCTGAATCGCTTTAAAATATCAATCCCGTTTAATATACTATCTTTCCCCTTGTTTGCACCTTCAATACGCCAACCCATGCGACGAATTTCTTCAATACTTTTCGGTTCAGCGGAATCCGCCACAATGGTAACGCTTCTATCTATACCCGATTGGGTAAAGAATAAACTAATGTCTTGGTTCGTGTACCCTTTGTGATACATTACCTCGTCAATGATTAACTCACCGTTGTAACGGTACACTCCAACAACTGCGGTCGGATCGTTGGTAAATCCAAAGTCCATGCCGTACCCAATCAACTGCGCATCGCTCGGTATCGTTCCAATCGTTCCCCAATTACGGTAAATCAACCCTTCAATCTTTCCGGTCATTCCACGAGCGTACACCTTCCAAAGTTCTTCGTCCTCACTCTTAATCGCTTCGATTTTCTTACGAATAATATCGGGTAAAAATGGGTTGTGCCTATGGTCGGAAATAATCAACTCCACACCTTCTTTCCCTATCAATTTATCATGTACCCAAAACCGAGCGTTCGGGTTGTAGTCGACAAAAACTTGCTTCTTGGTTCGCATCGCAAGTTCTGAATATATTTCATAGCTAACACCGTTCGCTTCATTCAAAAAGAAATAGTCACGTTTTCCGCTCTTTGCATCCTGGGAATCTTGGTAACTTTTGAACTCTATGATTGAACCGTTGTGAAACGTGTAGATGCGGTCGCTCGCATTGTACCCTTTTATCCAACTTTGAATATCAGGTGAACTCGCTACAATCGTTTGCATATCACGAAGCGCACCGCTTTTGAGGTTCGGCACGTCTTGACCTACAACAGTAATCACTTGGTCGTTTTCAGCAATAGCTTTCAAACATAGCACTTGGAGAATGGAGTAAGTTTTCCCCGAACTTGTACCGCCTTGATTTACAACGACTTCCGCAGTTGAATGGTAATTGCGATCGAATATGACAGACGTTTGAAACATCAATCGAGAATAATTGCATCCTCACTATTTGAAAGGTCAATAGGACTTGAAATGGTGGCCACGTGGATTTCTGCTTTCGGCATCGATATTGTGCTATCAATAGTTTCCTTTGGCTTACCATACACACGGTCAAAAAGAACTTCCATAAGGTGAATAGAACCACGGCTCAAATCACGCTCCATCTTTTTGCTAATCATTTTCAACCAAAATGGTACATCGTCACGTTCGCCTAATTCACTGATTTGTCGTTCAGTCATGCAAAGCATTGCCATGATCATTTCGTTGGCTTGGCTACTCGATAGCTGAACATTGAACTCTTCAATGAACAAATCCTTTATTACGTTACGCAATGCCTTCGGCCTTCCATTCCGATTGATGTTTTCGGGGTGGCTTCCAAATCCATGAGGGCTTTTACCCTTTAAATGTTCTCCGCTTGGCATCAGATTTCAATTTTGTTAACTATCTCTTTCAACTTCTGCATACACATAAGCTTTAATTCGTAATCGGTAGCACCGCCCACGCTCACATGATCAGCCGTTTCGGCTATATCCATAAGCAAGTGCGCAATGGTTGCGTACAACTCAACTGCTCCGATAGCCTGTTCGATTACGTCGTTTTCTTTTGTCGTGGTCATTTCTCGATCTCCTTCAACTTCGCTTCACTCCAACGCAATCCAGCTAAACCGCCCCAAAGAAGATAGGAAATATAACCGCAATCGGTAGGCTTTCCCGTTTCGTAATACGTCTTTGCTCTGCTCAAATACGAGTACATTCGTTTAATCGTGGAAACGCTTAACGGCTCACCATTTGCAAGTTGTTGCGCTCTAACCTTACCGACCTGGGTAGCACATTTGTTACCCTCTTTCTCGTTCAGTTCAATACCTCGTTTGGCGTTGTTCTTTACCGCTTCGGGATAGTCGGAATGGCTTTCAAACTTTGCGTAACTTTCCTTTCGGCTCAAAGCGTTGCACACCGCTAACCGTTGGATTGGGTCTTCATACTCCGTCTTCATAACTGTATTCGTCATGCAACGGTCTAGGAAATCACTTTTGCTTTCGTCTTGGTTTCTTTTTGGTAGTGGCATCGGTTGTATTTTTAGTGTTCACAATTTCGGTCGGTTCACTTTCTGTGAACGTTTCCTGCATAAGTTGATCATGGATTGCTTTATGCCTACGGTCAAGTTCAGCGTCGTAGTGAGACATGATTGAACTAAATGCGTTCACCGTACATGCTTGGCATCCACCCATCCATCGTTTACCCATTACTTCGGCCCACACCTTACCCATGATTGCGACCTGCTCTGCACTCAGGCGCAAAGTCTTTTCATTTTGAAACTGAACCCATTTAGGGTAAAGTGGTTCTAACCGCTTCAACTGTTCGTCGGTCATTTTGTTAGCTATTTTCATA